AGTAGGGGAGGATGATGATATGATGGTTCGTATGGTGTTGAAGGACACTGATCTCGGTGGGGATCTATCATTCACATGTGAACCACTGGACGAAGAAACTCAGTGGTGTGTGGAATTTCCTCCGTTGTCGGAAGTGCTGAAGCGTGATTCATATCCATTCTTGCTGGAGGTGATCGTAGATGGTTATTACTTTGCTCCAGCAGATGGTGTGATTACTTGCATCTCAACTCCATCGGTGGACCTCACAGGCAAGAAAAAGAAGAAGCCTTCTGTTAAGGCGTCATTCGTAGTCAAACAAGAAGACACGCCGGTAACGGAACAAGTTTCCCAGGGAGCAGGCACCGCATCTGGCACCGAATCTCCCACCACAGCGTTGTTAACTCCTGAGCTTCCTCCTGAGGATATCGAGCCTCTGACTCAGGCCGAAAAAGACAGATATGATCCTAGTGAAGTGGCTGAACAGATTCTTCGTAAACAGATGAAAAAGGTTCAACCACCGTCTGAGAAGGGATTCCTGTTTTCACGCACAAGTGATGGAAAAGCTCACGTTGAGGGACTGGAAACAAAGGAAGCTAAGCAGCAAATGCTGGATAAGGCTGCTAAGGTTAAGCAAATATTATCCGGAGATTAGTCGCTGCTGACGTAATCTGTCACACACCTTGATTAGGTGCTTACACATCCCGTCTACTTGGCCAGGATTTACTGGTGGACGATTTTCGGTTTTCCGGCGGTATAATTTAGGCTTACGACCCAACAGGGTGTCGTTATTGTAATTCCACATCGCGAACCTGTAGTGGAAGTCCATACATGAGCAGTTAACTCTGATGCGGTTGCCTGTTAATGTGATGGGTTTGACGTGATAGTCTTGTCCGTCCGTAGCCTTAAACGTTATGTTATCGTCCGCATCATTAGGATCGAAATTAACGTCTGAAAAAAGCAGTTGTTGCTTGTATTCATGCCCATTGCTGCGGGTGGTGGCAGCAACTTGCAGTGCACCCCCCTCGGCGGTTGTGCGAACGGGAATGAGGCGAACCTCTTGCACATTGACTTCATTGGTTGCGTTCTGACGTTTTCGTGTGTCGGGAAATTCCTGCCGAATATTGTTGTATAGGTCGTTATACGTTGCTGACTCTGCTAATATAGCCGAAACTTCTTCGCCAGGTATATCAAGATATTGCGTCATATGGAATCCATGTATGTCAAGTATTTATCACTTCTAACATATGAACGGCAGCGGTTCGCTGTGTTCACCATACTCAGTATATCCATCACCATCCATTCCACCCTCACTGTATGCGTGTGAGTATAGCGTATTATACGCTTCTTGATCAAACGATGAAATTTCTTCAAGCACACGCAGTGCGATTAGCGTGCCGGATATTAGGTCGTCGGTCGCGCCGGGTTTGGCAGCGTAGGACCCTGCTTTACGCACAAAACATTTCAATTCAGCTACCAGGGCCTGCGAATGAACGGTGAGTGCTCCCCGTTCAATGATTTCTTTCAACGCAATACATGCCTTTAGCTTGGATTTGCCTGTTGTTGTCATGCCTTGGCGCCTCTGCCCAGATTCGGACATAAACTCAGCTGTTTCTGGCGGGAATTCATCGGCTTCGAATAGAGCAACTATAGCTTCCCCAACGCCATTATTTTCCACAGAGAAGTATATCTGTGATTGTGTCTTCTCTAGGATCTTCAACATTTTACGCAATTGCTGATAGGCATATACGGACGAGGCAGTATTGGACCGCCACTCTGCCACCTGTTCCATTGCAGGAAATTCGACGACTTGGATGGTGGAATAATCGTTTCCTGACCCCGTTGCCGGGTCCATACCTACCAAATATGTAACCCCAGGTTTTGGGTGTTTGAAGAACATCAATTCACCAGCTGTTGCTACTGGTTTTGTGGTACGAGTTTGTTCTGTTAGTGTAGCTAGGCAGATAGTGTCAATCAGCAGCGGATCATTGGATAGGAATTCACATTGATATTCTTGACGCCACCGCAATTCACCTATCTTTGCTGTTTCTTGACGTTTGAATTTCTCATCACGGCCAGGTGGTTCATCCCACCTCACCTGTATAGGAACGAACCCATTAATGCCGTGTGTAGGACTATCGGACGACGGTATATTTGCTCCCCGCCAGGTTTGCGCATACAGGTTGTAGTCACCGTTTGGTGTGGAGCAAATGATGCATGATCCGCCCGTTGCCAGAGTCGGCGCCATCGAGGTCCAAAACTCTTCCTGGACTGTGTCACGCACGAATGCAAACTCATCAAGGAACAGCAGCGATATTGACATACCACGACCAGAGTTTTCGGATGTTGCTGTGGAGTGAATACGCGAGCCGTTGTCAAAGCCAATGCTGTGTTTGTTCCACCCATCTTCATTAACGCCGGCCTTTAACCACCGTGGAAGCCGCTCATACATGAATCGTATGCGGTGGATCATCTCCATTGCGTTATCATTTTTGTTGGCCGCAATGAGAATGGTTTTGTCAAAGTGGAATGTGGCATACCACAATAGGAACGCAGATGATGTCTGTGATTTGCCTGTTTGACGAGCGGATAGAACAACAGTTAGTCGCTCACCTGCAAATGTCCGCAACATCTTTTCCTGGTATGGATACAGCTCAAATGGGATTTCTCCCTTTACGGGGTGCTGGATCTTGCAGTAAGTCTTCACAAAATACACAACATCCTCAGAACACCTGCTCAATTCCCGCAGCTGGTGGGGGGTGTAGTCGTGTTCTTCATTAGCCTTCTTTACGTATGGATTTTTTTGTGCCATTACTTGTCCTTACCTGACATCAAGGCACGCAGGATGTCGTTTCTGTCTGCCACCACAATATTGTTATTCACCGTGCGAGGACCATCACCCCTGCCAGTATTACTTAGCTTGTCCTTGTGTTCCTTCAGGTGACGTTTTTCCTTTACAGCCGCAAGAGCCACATTTAGCATGGTGGCGGACACTTCCCCCATACGTGCTTTGTACTTACCTTCAACAACCTCGATTTCATCCGATAGAGTAGTTACGTTCGTCATCGCGGACGCATAAATGTCTTCCAGCTTTTGCTCTATCTCCTTGTCTTTGTCATCATATGCCAAGTGTTCAACGGGAGTGACTGGTTCTATTTCATGGAATTCAACCACCGTGTTGCATGGTTCAAGATCCAACACTTCCTCCATTGGGTGTTCCATGAGTTCTGTTCGAATGATTTTTTTCATTAGCACGCTCTGTAGGGGTACAGCTATTTATGTGCTAAAATGAGGGGGTATTAGGTTACGTGTTGATATATCAGCGAAAAATGGATTTTTCTGTGACGATGCGGAACTCAAATCCTCGTTGATTGCACCATTCTATGGCAGCGGCCCATTTAGCAGCATTTACTGCAAATTGCAAGCTCTCATATATGCTGCTCTACCAGTACCGCGCTGTTTGCGTGGGCGCTTGGTTTGCGATCGCGGCTTGCATTCTATGATCTCCCGTATGATCTTCCCATCACGGTTTACGTATTCCACCCAGTAATCTGGGTAGTATTTGTGCAGTCTACCATCAGTTGGTTTTATGTATGGTATGGCAATTGATTCGCTGGACCACCGTAATATTTTGGTGTTGTTGTCGAAGAACTTATGCAGTTCATACTCCCACGATGACATATACCTAATCTTGGTCACGTCTCCAACATACTTCTCGGGGTTCTTGGGGGTGTACCACCCCTGTGAATAATCGTTAGCCACGGTTAAATGAAACTCGTGTCGTCCACCGGAGGTAGTTTGGTATTAATCGCTGGGTCGCACGAATCGCCTGTTCCATTCGACGGAGTACCAAATGGAGCAATGTTTCGCTCCGGTAATGGCATTCCACCAGCTGTGGCGTTATAGCGCAACGGATATTTTCCACCAGCTTGCAGCTCGGCTAGGTTATATTCCTGAGTATTCATGGGAACCCCAGTGTCGATGTATACAGAATCAAAGTTGAAGGTCATTGATACTTCTGTACCTTCGGTGCTATTAGCCATGTCTAGATCGTCTAGCGACAATGACGTGATACGGGGGTTGAAGAACTTATAAACGTTCATACTCTTTCCGTAGTTGTACACGTGAAATAATCGAATTTCTGGTATAATGTTGCGTGGATCGCTGTATGCACGAGATGACATTAATGGGCCGCTGGATGCTGCGTATTTGTATGCGTGGGTGTCAGCATCCACTGGCACTGGTTGGTTCATTGCTGCAAAATCCATACCTTTTTGCTCAATATCTGAGAGTTCCCCGTGTGTTGCGTAGTTGGTAATTGGCACTGTGGCTCGCATGTATGTGTTGTAAAAACGCAAAGCACTATTACCTTGTTCGCCGGCAGCCTGTGCCAGTGCACTTGGTGTGTTGCTTCTACCGGTGCCCGTATCTTCGTGGAAAGACATTTTCATCTCATCAAATTCCGTGCGTGTTACGTGCCTGGTGCGGAAGTTATAATAGTTGATGTCACTCATTTGATACTTCAAATTGGGACGAGTTGTGTTCTTAATGACGAACGCGAAATCTAACTTCTGCATCCCAGAGTACGCTTCATTAAATGTTACCTGTACCACGAACAGGAATTTATACTTGGGAGCACGCAAGATAAGATCAATAGCGTACGGAGATATTCCCTCACATACTGCAATAGATCGTTGTTCTGCCGTGCTGGGGTAAAAGATATTACGGCCGAGACGCTCAAGATTCTGTAAATCCTGTAGTGCGAATGGAATGTCAGTTAGGTTGAAGTTCCCCTGTGACACTTGCTGGTATATTTGTTGTGCTTGTCCCCACGCCTGGTTCGCAATCCCCGGTTCGAAGTTGGACAATGCTTCAACTACCGTGGGGGCTATTCCTGTCTGCTCCAGTACCCATTTTGCCCCAGTGTCTAATGAGGTACCAATGGTAGACGGCAACGCACCACACCCAGTGCGAATAGTGTTGGATATGCTGCTTAGGGTGCGAAGCCCCTGGCCTATGTTGGACCCAGCCGTAGTGGTGTTTAAGATCTCTAAATC